GGGCAAAAGCCGGGCACCCTAAATATGAGCGCCCGGGCCGGGCAAAAGCCGGGCACCCTAAATATGAGCGCCCGGGCCGGGCAAAAGCCGGGCACCCTAAATATGAGCGCCCGGGCCGGGCAAAAGCCGGGCACCCTAAATATGAGCGCCCGGGCCGGGCCGGGAAAGTACACCTACGCTTCGCTCCGGGCACCCATGTACTCCGGCTGTCGCCTCCGTCGCATGGGCGGGCAAGTGCCCCTTACTGTTAACCAATGTGTAAAATATTACGGGCAAAGGCCGGGCCGGGCCGGGCCGGGCAAAAGCCGACAATGGGGTATTAAATAAAAATAAAATGGTACCAAACGTTAAGTAAAAAACAGTTTGTTTTTATTTTTTAACTGGAGACTTTATTAGAATCTCTAAACTCTCTCTTGCAGTACATGGTCGGGCATTGGAACACGATTCCAGGGAACCTCTTCGGGGGCTTCAGCATCGAATGGGAGATGTTCAGCCACTTCAGTATCCACATTGATCCTACGGATGTCCCATCGGTCCAAGGACATCTTCTTCACCTTGGGCCAGAAGTTGGCGAACACCACTAGCCAGGGGGTATTCATATGAATCCTACCACCTCGATACTTGTATGAAGTCACCTCACCATTCTTGAAGTCCTCCAAAGTCTTATAGAACTTCTCACAGAACTGGAAGCTCCTAGCTAAGTCCATAATAAATCCTTTCTGAGTGAACCCACTATTCTTGGCTTCAACCAACTGATGAGCAGCCTCCTTGTCGTCGTTAATGCCACTCATACAGAGCCAATCATAAGTTCCATCTTCATGGACCTTGGCTCTGCTCAGATACCTGCTGAACCAGGACTTACCAGTATTACCACGCTTATCCACATACCAGATAATCTTCCTATCCATCGGTGGACAATCCTTGTCCTCAACCTCTTGGAGTAACTCAACCTGCCAGGGCTTATCAGGACGGTCTGGTATCCTGACTGTAGTGGTCATCGCAGGCCTACAGCCATATATCGCCATAATCCCAGCAGCATCTCCAAGTCGTTTGATATTCTGCTTCAAAGCCGCATTCAGACTAGGTGCTTGCTGAATACGCTCCACTAGCCTGGCACCCTTATTGACTTGCTCTTCTAGCAAGTCTGCATTGGCACGATCTTCTTTGCCAATGTAGGCCTTAGCATCCGCTAATCCTGTAGTACCAGGGAGCCTCTTAATGTGGCAGTGAATCCTACCACACTTATCTACCTTATCAGCCGGTAGCTCAGGGTTCTTATAACAGAACTTATGAACATCATAGTAGTTAGGTCTCAACCCCAAATCAGCCACCACATGGGTGTGGCGATATGGGCACTTCAGTGGATCCCTATCTGGAGCCTCATGCGCCAGCCTTAGAAACTTAGTACTAGGAATCATCTCCTTAAACCACTTAGTATAGTCATCCTTAGGTAAGTGTGACTTATAAGTAAGGAGAACAAACTGGCTCTGAAACCTGAACTTCTTCCCTGGCACCTCCACAACCAATTCCCCAGGCTCCGCCACCTCCTCCTCCGGCGGTAGGTCCGAGGAGGAGCAAAGAGGACTATCATCCTCGATATTTATTAGAGTCATTGGTGATGGGGGCTGTCCACAGGGGGACCACTCCATCGGGGGGGACTCTCGCTCCTTCTCAGCCTCTTTGGACTTCCTGAGTCTCTTAGGCTTAGGACTGGGCTGAGTTCCAAGTCGCCTTGCGAATTGCACAGCGTCCCAATCATCATCTTCATCTGAGGAGAGATGACCATCGGAGACGATGAAACCGGGGGTGAGGACCTCTTCCTCTTCGTCGACACCCTGAGTAAGGACGGTATCAGAGTCACTGGAACAGTCCGCCTCACGATCAAGGAATCTCCGTGCAAGGAAGCGAGCCGCTGACGGACTGATTCGACGGTCGAGTTTAGGCGATGCTCGATCGGATTCCCCATCATCAGACGATATGCAGATGGGGTCACACTGTCGAACTCGTTGTTTCGAAGGCTTAGCGAAAAGCTCAGGCAGCTTTTTGGAAGTTTCCATGCACTTTGCACGGCGCTCGGTAACCTTAGCGAGCCGAGAGGCGGAGCCTCCCTTACTCGCCTTAATTGGGCTCTTCTTCTGTTTAGGTGCCACAGAAGGGGGCTGATGCTTGGTGCGACTACGAGGGGCTGGAAGAGTCGCCTTGCTTGACAGGGGGCGAAACGTCGGCGGGGTGTCAGAGTTGCCATTCATTCTGAAACGAACTGTCAGCATAAACGCCCAAATTAAATATTATTTAATTGGAAGGTAGTGGGGATTCGAACCCTCAACTTACTAGTACGAGGAAGACCTGTAACCAACTACACTACGTTAGTAAGATAGAGGTAGAGGTTTATAAACTGTATATACCCCACACCCCTTCTAAATTCGGCCATTCTTAAGCCAGAAGACCTCACTTTAATTTAATTGGTATGTTCCGTTTATGAGCAGTCGTGACGCTAAGTGCCGTTGGTACACTTTCTGATTTTCCTTGCAGAGAAACTGGCGAACCTTCCTTTTGAACAACCACAGAAGAGAAGGAGACTCGCGAACAACAACATATCCGAGGCGCAACAATACATATTTGAGCAAGAAAACAAGGTCAAGAACGAACAAGCATGGCGACAAGACCTGTACGCAGAGTGTATTCCTATCGAGGGACGAAACGATCTGGTCGTGCTTATCGTTTCCCGAAAAGATACGGTAATACATATCGCTCCGGTAGAAGCTATCGAGGATACGGATCATATGCCGCCCTTGCGCCCTATGCCTTACGGGCGGCACCGTACCTCTACAGGGGATACCAAGCTTACAGAAAAGGAGGAATTGGAGGCGTCAAGCGATACGCAGGGAAGCTCGCAACAAGAGCAACTCGATCTGCAATTAAGTCAGTAACAGGCTACGGAAGCTACAGTTCCGTGGGAAATGGAGGAATGACAGGCACACAGGCCCCAAGTATGAAAAACGGTGGACAAGACGGAGGAACTATCGTTATTTCACACAAAGAATTCCTCGGGGATATCCACAGTGCTCCATCCGACGGAACTCGTTTCTACGCAAGACATATGCGAATTAACCCAGGCGATTCCGCAACATTCCCATGGCTTTCACAAATTGCAAAGAATTTCCAGCAATACAGATTGGAAGGTCTATGTTTTCATTTCAAAACAATGTCAGCAGACGCGCTGAACAGTACCAATACCGCATTGGGCACAATAATCATGTGCACACAATACGATGCAACACAAAGAACACCTAAATCTAAAGCAGAAATGGAAAACATGGAGTTTGCACAAAGCATCAAACCTTCGCAAACAGTGACACACTTCGTGGAGTGTGCTAAAAACCAAAGTGTTCTGGACCAACTGTACGTAAACTCAAACCCAGGACACATCACCGGAGACAAACGATTTTACGACTTCGGCACGTTCACCATCGCAACACAAGGACAACAAGCGGCTGATGTGAACCTCGGGGAACTATGGGTGTCTTACCAAGTCAGACTGTACAAACCACAACTATATGACGCACTTGGAAAAGATGTAGCAGTGTTCTCATGGGGAGACGGAGGTGTTCTGACAACAGAATACACCTCAGCACAACCGCTAGGAGAAAGCGATTGGACAAACAGTGACGACGACGCATACTGGCCACAAAACACGATGAACGTGTACGCTAAGACAGCAAACAGCGTACTATTCGAACCCGTATCAGTACCAAAGCAATACCTAGTCCAAATTGGATATACGGGAACAACAACAGCAGTATGAGACATTGGAGGCCACATCACACTAAATAACTGCGTAGAAGTAGGTGGCAGTGTCCTGTCAGACGCACTGGTTAACAACCGAGCCCACATAAGCTATCCGCTGTCAGGTACCACTACACGCATTTTGTACCAAATGACAATCGCAGTAGAAGGTACAAATATAGGGCAACCATTCGGTTACACACTAGTGGATCCAGAAATCCCCGGAGCAATCACCTCTGCAATATTCAATATCATTGAAATACCAAACGCTTAATAAAATCCTTTTATTGAATAAACTCCGTTTATTATCCGTTCGAATTAACCTTCCAGGTTCTCACTTCTCCTGATCTGCGCAAACCATTGCGGGATCATCCGACACACATACGGCTCCATTTCATATCCGCCTAGTGACGTGGGGACAATTATGTCCCACACTTGGATACCTTTCGCTATCAGTCCTTAAAGTCTAAATTTCCCGGCTGAACGTTTTTATTTAAGGGCATCAGCCTATTTAGACACGGACCCAACGCTATCGGCTCCTGTTAAAGTTTGGTTAAGTAAATGCGTGACGGGGCATGCTATGACGCTGACTTGTATTCGCTAAACGTTTTAGTCGTGTTTAGCAGCAAACAAGCTTTTCCAAATATAGAAATTTTCTGACACTGGGGCAGTAGACCAGACACCGTAGTCGCCCTCCGGGGCACCGGGTTATTCGCCCTCCGGGGCACCGGGGGAAAAGAACTATGAGCAAGTAATCCTGATAGCCACAAGTGTGCATCAGTAGCCAATACTTGCTCATGGGATGAACTAACATTAATATAGGTTCATCCCACAAAGTACACAACTCACAACTCACAACTCATCTCTATATATAGTAACCCCCCCCCCCCCCGCTGGGCCGTGCGTCGGGCCGGGCAGGCCGGGCGGGCCCGGGGGGCCGGGGGGGCCGGGGGGGGGGGGCACAGCCGGGGCCCCCCAAAAATGCGCGCCCGGGCCCGGCAAAAGCGCGGCCCCCCAAATATGAAGCCCCGGGCCGGGGCAAAGCAGGGACCCCACAAACGAGAGGGCAGGCCCGGGACAAAC